TCGTAAGCGGAAGTGTTACACCAAGTGTAGGATCTGTGTTTATAACAGGTTATGCACCTACTTTAAGTTTTAATACGTTTATTACACCAAGTGTAGGCGCGGTAAACATTACAGGATATGCACCGGAATTAATAAATGGTAACTCTGTTACTCCTGCAGTTGGGGCCGTAAACATAACAGGCATAGCGCCTAGAACAGACAATAGTAGAATACCAGGCGTTGGAACTTTAACTTTAGTAGGCCAAGCACCTAGTGTTTCAGGTGGTAGCATAGTAACTCCGTCAGGCGGTGCGGTTATTGTAGGATCAGCACCAAGCGTTGTAGTAACAGGTAATGTAGTTACACCAAGTGTAGGTACTGTTACATTAACAGGTATAGCGTCTACAGTTTTATCAGGTAGAGTTATAACTCCGCCAAGAGGCGTTTTAACATTAGTAGGTGGAACATCTACATTAAGTGACCCTAATTGGGTTATAATTAACACATCACAAACACCTGGATGGGTGCAAATAGCCGCATAAAAAGAATAATTTGTAGTAAAATATAGCAAAATAAAAAGGAATTTATTATGGCAAGTACCTATTCAGCACTGAAACTAGAACTCATAGGAACCGGCGATCAGTCTGGTACATGGGGTGTAACAACTAATAATAACTTAGGTGATACAGCTCTTGGTGAGGCTATTACCGGCACACAAGATGTAAACTTTTCTAGCGCAGATGTTACCTTAACCTTAACTGATACTAATGCTTCTCAGCCAGCTCGCCATTTCCGCCTTAGATTAACAGGCACTTCAGGGGGCGCTCGTAATCTTATCTTAGGCTCAGGCTGTCAAATTGAAAAAGTATACTTAATTAATAATCAATTAGCAAACGATGTTACAGTTAAAAACACAACAGGTACAGGTGTTGTAGTTCCAGCGGGTAAATCTACATTTGTATATAACGACGGCACTAATGTAGGCGCAGGAATTAATTATATTGCAGGTGCAGCTTCATCAGGTGCTAACTCAGACATTACATCACTATCAGGTTTAACTACTCCTCTCTCAGTACCGCAAGGTGGTACAGGTTCTGCGTCCGTTACAGGCGTATTAAAAGGTAATGGCACTTCAGCGATTACTGCAGCTACAGCGGGTACAGATTATTTAGCTCCTCCTTCAGGAACAGCGATTTTAAAAGCCAATTCAGGTGGCGCGTTAGCTAATGCTACAGCAGGTACAGACTATGTAGCGCCGGGCACAGCAACTTCTTTTACCGCACAACAAACATTTAGTGGTACATCAAGCGTTATATCTTCTGTGTTTGCTAACTCTGCTGAGGTTGCAACAGTATCAGCAACAGCCGCGACAGGAACAATTAACTACGATGTAACCACACAGTCAGTTCTTTACTACACAACAAACGCTTCAGCCAATTGGACTGTAAACTTTAGAGCTTCAAGTGGTACATCACTTAATACAGCCCTTGCAACAGGTCAATCAGTCACTGTAGCGTTCTTAGTTGCTCAAGGTGGTACAGCTTATTATAATTCTTCTGTTCAAGTAGATGGAACAACATCAGGTGTATCTACAAAATGGCAAGGTGGTACTGCTCCTACAACAGGTAACGCATCATCTATCGATGTTTACCAATACACAATTGTAAAAACAGCAAGTGCTACATTCACAGTATTTGCTTCACAAACTAAGTACGCATAAGGAACTATAAATGCCAAGATTTGGAAGAAGCGGAGGACAATCTAACAGAGGTTTTGGGTTTGGTGTATCAGGCGCAGCTGCTCCCGTTCCTTTTGGATGTGCTACTTATACAACCGCAGGATCATATACATTCACCGTTCCTACAGGCGTTTCTAAAATATCTGTAGTTTGTGTATCGGGAGGTGGTGGTGGAACATCAGGTTGTGATGGTATTCAAAATGGTGGTGGTGGATATGGAGGTGGATTATCTTATACAAATTGCATTTCTGTAACCGCAGGGGAATCTTTAACTGTAGTTGTTGGAGCAGGCGGCGCGGGTTCTTCACTTACTTGTTGTTTACGCCCAGGAAATCCTTCATATGTAGCAAGAGGTGCAACATCATTAATCAGAGCATTAAATCAATGTAATACTGCATCAGGAGTAGGAGCAGTAAGATATAATGGAGGAATAGGTGGGACTCGTGAATGTGGGGGCAGAGGAACATTAACAGGATCAGGTGCATCGGGATATGCAGGAAATGGTGGAAACGGTCAAGCTTATCAGTCATATACTTCAGGAGTAGGTCAGGCAGGGTCGGGTGGTGGTGGAGGATCAGGCGGTAAATGGTTTCAAATAGGCGGTGCAGGTGGCGGAGTTGGATTAATTGTGCAAGGTTCTTCAGGTGCAGCGGGTGCAGCATCACCACGACCCAATACAGGCGGTGGTGGAGGATCAGGCGGAGCAAATGGCGGTTCTTGTAACACATCTGCGGGTACTTATGGCGGTGCTACAGGCGGACTTTTTTGTTCAGGAGGTGGAAGTTGTGCTTTGGCACCTGGAGCAAAAGGTGGTGTTCGCATTATTTATGGTGGAACAGGAAAATCATACCCAAACAATTCAGCACCTTAAAAATTTAATTTAAAGAAGGAAAAATTATGGATGGAATAGATTATTTAGTTATTAAACTTACATCAGAAGACGGAAGCGGATCACCTATTGGTGTAGTTGAATCACCGCCAATGCTATGGTTAACTTTAAAAGAAAGAAACCCTGGTTTTTCTTGGAGCTACCCTCCTATTGCATCTGAAGTAGAACAATTTGGTTATGGCTTATTTGAATGGGCTCAAGATCCTTCGTGGGATATTCAATATGATAAAAATAATTACACTAAATCTTACAGGCCCGAAGGTGTAACAAAGCACGATGATGGTGTTTGGAGATCAACTTGGACACAGATTGATGCATCATCTGAAGAAATAGAAAAAAGAACTAATGATGAAAAATTAAAAATAACTAATTTAAGAAATCGGTTATTAAAATTATCTGATTTTAGTCAAGGAGTTGATGCGCCTGATTATGTGAAAGCTAAACAATCAGAATGGAATGCATATAGACAAGCTTTAAGAGACTTACCATCACAACAAGGATTTCCTTGGGAAGTTACAATTCCTACAAAACCATCTAAATAATGCAACCATCATTATATTGGTATTGGGAATCAATTATTCCTAAAGAAATATGTGAGTATATAATTAAAAACGCTAGTTGGGAAAACAAACAAGAAGGTACTTTTGATTCAGAAAATGGCTATAAACAAGATCATTGCGTAAGAAAAACAGAAGTTGTATTTTCAGAACGATTATCAATAGTTGAATGTATTTTAAGGTCTTACATTACTGTTGCAAACAAATCAGCAAATTGGAACTACGCCCTTACAGACATTCAAAAAATACAAATAGGAAGATATGTTGATGGTGGACATTATGCCTACCATAAAGATACCGAACTTCCAAACAATCAAAAAATAACTCGTAAACTTTCAGCCGTATTATTTTTAAGTGATCCAAAAGATTACGAAGGCGGGGTATTTGAGTTTCAAGATTTAGAAGGTCAAATTGACAAAATGACTCAAGGAAGTATAATTGTATTTCCTTCGTATGTTAAACATAGAGTTACGCCTGTAACAAGTGGAGAAAGATATACTGCTGTAGCTTGGGCTGTAGGCCCTGCATTTAAATAGGAGATAAAGGGTGAATTCATTAAGAATGAAAGTGGTTGGCTTCGATAAATTAAAAAGCACATTACAGATTAAATTTGCAAGTGATTTAGCTGACAAATCAATTGAAGAATATGAAACTCATTTATTTAATGTAGTTGAATTGGATGAATCAGTAACTAACAATACAATTTTAAAAGCATTAGCTCATAATGGTTGGAACATTGCTCTTCAACAAGAAATAGCAGAACAAACTGCTAAAGATAATAAAAAAGTTTCTCAATATACAGGATATGTAGGACAAGAATTTACATATTCTTTTGAAGAGCTATTTTCACCTGATCCAACCTTGCCCGCAGAAGATCAACCTTTATCTACAGGCTTAATGATTATTTAAATGAAGACTCCTTACGGCATTATGCCTAAGCACTCTTTTGAATATGATGGCACACATGTTAATGTTTATCATGCCGATCAGGGAGAAGGTCTTCCAAAACACGATCATAGATATACTCATGCCACAGTTTGTTATGCAGGCAAATTAAAAGTCACCAAAGAAAACTTTGAATTAGTTATGACCAAAGAAAGTCAACCTGTTGTGCTTACTGCGGGTGAGTGGCATGAATTGGAAGCAATTGAAGATGGAACAGTTTGGACTAATATGTTTGCTAGTGAATTTATGAGATGTGATATGGAAAGCCATAATGGATACCAAACCAAATAAATATTTAATTAGATTTAACAAGTCAAGGGGTCAAGAAGGTCGTGGAACATTAGAGCATGTTTGGCGAGTTTTTGAGAATGACTTTGAATACCTTTGCAAGCACATAAAAATAGAAGTCCCTATCCATGACGAGGTTTCTAAAGACAGAAATGGACATGATGATTGGAATATATGTTGTTATGGAGCTATGACAATAGATAAAGACACTTCTACAATATATATAAAATGATAGTCAAAGATTTTTTACCAAAAAAACAAGCATTAGCCTTACAAAAAACAATACTTTCAAAAACATTTCCTTGGTTTTGGAGTTCGGAAACAATAGTTCAAAATGGACCCAAAGGTGAATTATTTCAATTTGTGCATCATTTATATAATGACAATCAAATACAATCAAAATATTATGAAATAATTAATCCAATTATTTACGAATTAACTCAAAAAACAAATATAAAAATTAAATCTGTTTATAGAATAAAAGTTAATTTAATACCTAGAATTACGCTAAAAGAAGAATGGGAAGATCATGTTATTCATAAAGATGTTGATGAAAATATAAAAGAAAACTTTATCAGCCTTATATATTATGTGCATGATTGTGATGGGGATACTATTGTATATGCAGATGACAAAAAAACTATAATTGAAAGAAATGCACCAAAAGAAAATTCATGTTATATATTAAATTCAAAAACATGGCATAGATCAAGTGTTCCCAAGGAAAACAAAAGACGTATAGTTATAAACTTTGTATTTGAAGTAGAGTCAACTGATATAAAATTGTTAGATAAACCAAAAAAAGAATTATTGCCAAAAATTATAGTAACAAAAGATGATGGTTTTTTTACTTACGATTTAAATGAAAATAAGTTTTTATCGGTAAAAAATAATATAAAAGATTTAGATTGTCCTCATTTAGAACCATATAAAAAGGGGACTCATAGACCTTTTGGAATAGCTTTTGACAAAACAAATTTGTTTATTGCATCAAATGATAGGTTAGGAATATTTGATAAACAAAATTATAATCTTAATTCTATATTAGACGTTTCAATGTATGTAGGCACTCATCAAATTCTTAAAGATGAAGATGTTTTGTATGTATGTAATACCGCGGTAGATTGTATAGGTGTGTATAATTTAAAAACAAAAACAAATAAATTTTTAGATGTAAATACTTTAAATATTACTGATAAACCAACTCCACCTAATTTTTCATACGATAAAGACATTAGGCATGTAAATTCATTATTTAATTATAAAGATAAAATATATTTTTGTTTGCACAATAAAGGTTTTAAATTATCAGAGTATGGATTTCTTGATAAAAAAACATTAAAAATGCAAGTTAACCATTCAACAGGATTAATTAGCCATAATATTTACATAAAAAACGATATACTTTATACATTATCTACAGGAACAGGTGAACTTATATCCTTTGATCTAAATACTAAACAAGAAAATAAATATAAAATAACTAATCCAAATACTACATTTTTAAGAGGTCTTATTTATATAAACGGAAAGTTTTTAATAGGATGCTCTGTTAACTTTAAAACACCTAACCCTATAAAACATAGCTATATTGCAGAGGTAGACATTATTGCAGGAACGCTTAAAAAGCATGATCTTGAAGGGATAAAGGCTATCAACGATATGCAAATATTTGAATAATGAAAGTTCTTATATATGGATTATCCGGATCTGGCAAAACAACTTTAGCTAAAGCCTTAGCGGACTTATTAATTTGCAACCATATTAATGCGGATGAAGTTAGAAAAGAACATAATGACTGGGACTTTTCAGACT